GCCGTTTTTTGCTTGGGAAGGCGCGCGCCGATATTCGGTTTCGGGGCGCGCTGCGGGAGATGTGTAGTCGCGACATGTTGTTCTGGGCAAACTTCGCGGGTTTTGTCTATGAGCCGCGCAACACGGGACGCAACCCGAAGGTGGTGCCCTTTCTGGCGTGGGACTTTCAGGTTGACGTGCTGCGTGAACTGTGCGGCGCCCTGGGTTCCCAGGACCGCCTGATCGAGAAGTCGCGCGACATGGGCGCGACCTGGATGTGTTTGTTGGTGTTTGCGCATTCATTTTTGTTTCATCCTTGGCGTTCCTTCTTGTTGGTCAGTCACCGCAAGGAGGATGTGTCGTCAACCGGCAACCCCGACACGCTGTTTTGGAAGCTGCACTTTCTGCTCAAGATGCAGCCTAGGTTTCTGCTCGGCACCTTCGACTTGGAGAAGCATTCCCGGAGTCTGCATCTTTGGCACCCGGACACGAACTGCACGATTGACGGCACGAGCACGACTCAGGATGCCGGTCGTGGCGGTCGCCGGACCGCGATCTTGCTGGACGAATTCGCGATGTGCGTGGATGGTTGGGAGATGGCGACTTCCACGAGCGGCACCACGAACTGCCGGTTCTTCAACTCGACTCCTGGGCCGACCGGCCTGGATGCCTTTTATGGCTTGGTTCGCAAGGGCATGATCCTCAGGATTCGAATTCACTGGTCACGGCATCCGCTCAAGAGTCCCGGCCTGTATATTGGTCCCAAGGGCGAGATCAGGAGTCCTTGGTATGACGCCGAGGAGAAGCGCGCGACCGATCTTCGGCGCTTCCATCGCGAGCACGATATCGACTACGAGGAGGCGGCCGCGACGGTCTTCAGCATTGTCGAGATTGAGCGCATGGTGACGCATGACGCAAGCGAGCCGACGGGTTGCTACCAGCTGGAGCAGGAACCGGACGGGCGCCCGGCGCTGGTGCCGTCGCACAGTGGCCAGATTCGCTGCTGGGTGCCGATTCAGAATGGTGCTCCGCTGTCGGGTCGTGACTACGGGATCGGTGTTGACGTGAGCAACGGCACGGGTTCGAGCAACAGTTGCTTTAGCGTTTCCGACCGGCAGACCGGCGAGAAGGTCGCGGAGTGGGCCTGCAGTACCGTCACGGCCTCGGAGTGGGGTCGGCTTGGCGCCTTGCTGGGGCGATGCTTCAGCGGGCATTCGGGTGAGGCGTTGATGATCTGGGAGGGGAACGGCGGCGCGGGCCGCAACTTCGGCGATGCGCTGCTGGCCGAGGGGTATAGCCGGGTCTGGCGCCGGGTGTCGCCGGCTGGTCAGGTTTCGGACAGGCCGGGGTGGGTCAGTACCCCGGTCGAGAAGGAAGTGCTGCTGAAGGGTTACAACGATGCGCTGCTGTCTCGCCGTTACATCAACCGGAGCCGCGCGGCGCTGTTGGAGTGCAAGCAGTATCTTTACACCGGCGCGGGCCGTATCGAGCACAGCGCGGAATACTTTGCCAAGGGGACCAAAAGCGGGTACGGTGGGCACGGCGACATGGTGATCGCGGACGCCTTGAGTTGCATGGTGAGCAAGCTCAAGCCGATCTCGTCGCAGGGCAACCCGATGGAAGCGCCGGAGATCATTCCCGAGTCGTGCTTTTATCGTCGGCTCAAGGTGTCCGTGGCCGAGGGCGAGGAACGCGGAACGGAGCATTGGTAAATGGCCGGTCTTGCACTCGATGAAGTCAGGTTTCGGCGGCTCTCCGGCGCCGTCAAGGCGTCTTATGATCTGATGGAGCCGTTTCGCGCGAAGCACCTTGAGGCGGTGAAGCAGTACGTCGGGACCCACTATTCGGACAAGGGGGCCAGCGCGGCCGTGCCGATCAACATGATCGAGCTTGGGGTGACGATTTTTCAGCGCGGCCTGGCGCCGCGCGCCCCGGCGGTGCTGGTCAGGACGGCCAGCACGGAATTGATGCCGTTCGCGGCCAAGTATGAGGCCGTGCTGGGGCGCGTGATCCAGCAGATTCGCCTGAGCCGCACGATGGCGGCCGCGGTTCGTGATGGGCTGCTGGGCCTCAGCATTACGAAGGTCGGGTTCAACGGGTTTGTTTATGCCGACACGGTCGATCACGATGACGTGGTGCTCGACATGTCGGCGCGGCGATTCGAGCGTTGCGGCTTCATTGGGCAAAAGGTTCGGCTGCCGCGTGAAGAGGCGCGCCGCCGGTGGGGTAAGGCGGTTGATGACCTGGCGCAACGCGATCCGTCATGGCCGAGCAGTAACGGCGAGGCGCGGCTGGCGGACATCGGCGGCGGCGACATGACGGGCGACGAGCCGCTCGACGACATGGTGGAGCTTTGGGAGATATGGCTGCGGTCAGAGAACTTGATCGTGACCTACCAGGAGGGCGACGATGCTCCCCTGAGCGTGGACCAGTGGGACGGCCCGAACAACGGGCCTTATCACCTGCTGGCCTTCAGTTTCGTGCCGGGAAACCTGATGCCGCTGCCGCCGGTTTCGTCCTGGATGGACAACCACATGCTGATCAACTCGGTGCGTCGCAAGCTGGGGAGGCAGGCGAAGCGATTCAAGCAACTGCTGCTGGCCCCAGGCGGCTCGAAGGCGGACGTGGACAACATCCTGGAGGCCGAGGATGGCGACGCAGTGCGGTGCGAGAATGGGCGTTCAATGGAGGAACGCGGTTTCGGTGGGCCGAATCAGCAGCTTTTCGCATTGATGTTGCAGATGCGGGAGATTTTCAAGGAGCAAGCCGGCAACCTCGATGCGCTGGGTGGTCTGGCGCCGCAAGCGGACACGCTGGGTCAGGACAAGATGCTTCAGAGTTCGGCGTCGTTTCGCATGCAGGACATGCAGGCGCAGGTGCTGGAGTTTTTGCAGGGCGTGGTTGCGGCGTTGGGCCATTTCATATGGCGCAAGGACATGGGGCTGCGGGCCGAGGTGCCGTTCGGGTTCGATCTCGATTTTCTCGGCTCCGGCATGCCGTTCGAGTTTGGCGGGCCGGACCGGCGGGACGGCGAAGAGGACGACTTCGCGTTGTCGATCCAGCCCTACAGCCTGGAACCCCAGACCCCGCAGCGGATCAAGGCCGAGGTCGATGACCTGTGGCGTAACGCGATCTTGCCGCTCGCGCCCTTGCTGGCCGAACAAGGGATTGTGCCGAACATGGAGGGCTATCTTCGGCTCAGGGCGCGGCTCAGTCACCTTGACGAAATCGAGCAACTCGTGACCTTCACCCAGTCAGGACGAAAGACAGATAAATCGGCGCCGCATGATGCGGTCCTGAAGCCGCCGAGCAAGGGCGAGTACCTGCACCGGAGCGTTTCCGGCGGCTCGCCGCAAGGCAAGACCCAGGCGATGATCAGCACCATGATGGGGGCGAACGTCCAGCGGAAGGAGAAGGGCTGACGTGCCGCGGGCCGACAAGATCATCGATCTGGTGTTCCCCACGGGCGGCTACAACGTTCGCCAAGCCTATCAGAAGCAGCGTCCCTACACGTCGCCGGCGTGCGTCAACGTGCGGGCATTCGACACCGAGGAAGGCAGAGAACGCGGCGGGCAGCGTCCCGGCCTTGGCCGGAGTCATGCCCCGACTATCGGCGGCGGCAACCCGATCCGCATGCTGCAAGGTTGCAACGTCGTGATCGACGATACCGTGACCTGGTGGCAAGACGACTTCCGCGCTTCCCCGATGGCGACGCCGTGGGTCGCGGCTCCCGACGGCTTCCCGACGATCGATACGGCCCGCCACTTTGCGGTGCTGGACGATTCAACGCTCAACCTGGGCGCGATCTTCACGCCGAGCGATCTTGACTCCACGCTGCCGTTTCATGTCGGCGTGATGTGTGTGCCGTATCTCGGATCGCACCGTGGCGTCTATCGCATCTACGCGGACCTTCAGGGCGTTGACCTGTCGAACGGGTTCCGGGCCACGATCACGCTGGGCGCGTCCGTGGGGGCCTTCTCGTGGACGCTGTCGCGAGTCGTGGCGGATGTCGCGACATCGATCGCGACCGGCTCCGGCACGGACTCGGGGGAGCGCGCGGGTTGGTTCCGGCTCGAACTGACGGACCAAGTTTCCGGCTCGCCGACCACCTACGTCTTGCGGCTCTGGTGGAACGAGACCCTGCTGCACACTTCGGTGGCGCAAGCAGAGTTCTCGGGATCGCAGTATTTCGCGTTTGCCGGAACCCCGACCGCGTCCGCGTCGCCGTGTCAGGTCCAGACCTTCAGGATTCACTATAACTCGGACAACGTGAGGCGCACCGCGCGCCAGATACTTGTCGCGTCCGCGAACGGCGCGGTATTCCAAGAAGACCGGATGGGCTTCATGGATGAGGTTTCGGTCAGCCGGACACTTGCGGACGATCTGCGGGTCCGGGCCGCTGACCGCGGCGAGAACCTCTACATTGCGGATCGCTCCCTGATTGAGCTTTCCGGCACCGACGGCGTCGTGACCGCCGGCGTCCTGGATGCCGCGTCCGTGTCGGACTGGACAACCATTGATGCCGCCGCCGGCGATCTGCTGGTTGAAGTCACGGCCGCGACCGGTAATCTGGTAAACGGGATTTACGGGGTGACGACGATTGTGGCCGGGAACGTGACGCTGACCGGCACTACGAAGACCGGCAACTGCACCTACCGGATTGGTCGTGGGCCGAAGATTTACGATCCCAAGGCCAAGACCTTGTCGCACTTGACGGCCAGCAGCGGCAAGGCCCCGCTGGGTTCTACTTGCGTGGTGCGGTGGCGTGACCGGCTGGTGTGGGCGGGCCCCGGCCACGCCTATTTCATGAGCCGTCAAGGCGATCCGCTGGACTACGACTATGGCGCGGACGGTGAAGATGCGCAACGCGCGGTCAGCGCAACGCTCGCGGAAGCGGGGGTGCCGGGCGAACCGATCACGGCCTTGATGCCCTTCACGGACGACTTGCTGATCTTCGGGTGCGAGAACTCCCTGTGGGTACTGAGGGGCGATCCCGCGCTGGGCGGGCAGCGCGACATGGTGTCGGCAACGGTCGGCGTCCTGACCGGCGACGCATGGTGCTATGGCCCGAACCGCGAACTCTACTTTCTGGGTAAGCAGGGCCTTTTCCGGCTGGCGGCGGACTCGCTGACGCCTGAGCCGCTGAACGACATGTGGGGCCGTCGCCTGGGGCGTGACGTTGACTCCAATCTCTATGACGTGATGCTGTCCTTCGATTCGCGTGAACTGCTGATCAACGTGTTCATGACGGCGCATGACGTGCGCTACACGGACCTGCACGCCACGGTCGATGCCCGCACTGGCGCGCTTTGGCCCTTGCGGTTCGGCGACGGCACCTCGGCCTTCATCACCTCGGCGGAGCCAACCTCGGTCTGTTACAGCAACTCGCCGATCCCTGGTGAGGCTGGGGTGATACTGGGCTGCCGCGATGGGGCCTTGCGGTACTTCCGGGACGTGTTCGAGAACGACGAGGGCGACGAGATCGTGAGTTCGGTGGAGATCGGGCCGCTCATGATGGGCGCTGGTCGTGAAGGCATGCTGATGAAAATGCTCGCGACCTTGGGCGACCGATCCGGCTCGGTGCGGTTCCATGTGCGGGGCGGGCACAGCGGCGAAGAGGCGTTCCTGGCCGAGCACTTCGCCAGTAGCGCGATGATCGCCGGCACGAACCGATGGTGGACAACCCGCCTCGCGGCGGGCGCGTTTATCGTTGCGCTCTCGAACGAGGAAGAGCGTTCATGGCAGATCGAGAATATCAGCGCCCAGGTGCGCGGCGGCGGAATGATCCGCCCTGGTTAGGGCGTCCCGTTTCGCCACGCATGGCGCAGCCTCGAAAGTCCGCCAGCCGATAGACGGTGGCGCTGCACCGCCTGTTCGTCAACGTAACGATTCCAAGTCTGTTCAACCGAGAGGTCGCGCTTCATGAGCCACTGGCGCGCGTCCGTCTGCGCCTTGCGCCAGTCCGCGACACTCTTCTGATGCTCAGCCTCCGGCTCGCCCAAGGAGCGGCGCGGCTCGGTGCGCATCAGCGTGACGGCTCGCGACGCCACGCTGCGCTGCTCTTCGGCCCGCACCTTGGACAGCGCATCTTCCGGCAGTTCGATCTCTTGCGCGGCCTTCACGGAAGCGCGCATGAGCGCGTACTCCTCTTTGCTCAGGAAGTCCAGCGGCTTGTGCGCGGTCTTCTTCTCCATGCTGGCGAACAGTTCGCCAAGCCCGGACTGCAACAGCACGATCCCGCGCGCCGCTTCATCCATCGCGGCCTTGTCGCCGTCCAGCATGGCGGTGTAGAACTGACCGTACCAGTGGGCGCGCGCCTCCTTCTGGCCTGAAGCGATCATCCCATCGATCGCTTCTTTCTTGATGCCGTTGAGTTCGGCGGCTTTCACGACCGAGATCGCGAGTTCGCCCAGGTTCTCGCGGTACTTTGCCGCCGGCGTCCCGTCCGGCTTCATGGACGGGTCCGCGTACTCGCCGTAGATGGTCGCGAGCGCCAGCTTGCCCTTGGATTCCGTCATGCCCTTACTGAGCGGGATCGACAAAGCGAACTGGCCCCCGCGTAGTGAGAAGGGCCAGAATCGCTCCGCCAGCGGCTTCCCTACTTTCTCGAAAAGGCCGGGCGGACCCTCGTAGGGGTCTGGGTATTCGAATGATGTGGCGTGACTCAACAGGTCCATGACGGTCTGCACGAACACCGAACCCTTGCCCGCCAAGGTCTTGAGCGGCTCGCTGAACCAGCCGCGCGACTCCGGCACCTTGTCCTTCTCGAAAAACAGGCCACCAAACGACTGAAGGACGCCAAGCTCCAGCGCCTGTTTGATCAAGCGCGCATAGTACCGCTGCTTGTCGCCCGGCTCGATACCCCAAAGGCCGCCCGTCGCCTTGCCCAAGGCCCTCAGCATCGGCGTAAAGTCGGGCGAAAGCCACTTGCCGGGTTCGTTGTCCCAAAGCCACCGCTTGTCGCCCTGGTCGTCATCGCCGAACGCCGCGTAGATTGCCGCTTGTGACAAGACTCGCGCCATGTAGAAGTTGAGCAACATCCGTATCCAATAGTGGCGCGCAAGGCGGCGCTGGATTTCGCTTTTGTGGCCGAGCTTCTGCGCGATCTTGAGATTGCTCCACGTCCAGTCGAGCGCAAACAGGAAGCGCCGCGTCATGCGCTGAAACTCAGGATGCCGGAAAACCGTGTTGATCCACTCCTGGCCCCCGTAGGCGGCGTTCAAGAAGTCCGCCACGTCAGACTGCATGGCCGCGATGTCGTCAGGATGAAGCTCCAGTGCGCGCTGCTCGCGTGCGTTCAACTCCTGGCCGGACGCGAGCTTCTGCTCCGCCTGTTGTTGCCGTTTCAGCAAGCGGTCCATTTCGCGCTTCGTCAGGTGGTGGTAGCTGTACGCCTTGATGCCCGCGTAGTACACGTCCCACAAGAGGCGGGCCTGTTGGTCAACCGCCCACCGGATACCGCGCACCGCTTTCCCGGCCAGCGGGATGTCGCGCGACAAGGCTTCGGCCTTCTGCATGGTGGTGCCGCGCAACTCCTCCAACTGGCCGACCTGAAGGCCCGCCGCGTGCAGCGCCGCGCGGTGATCCTTGCTTTCCAGGATTCTTAGGCCCGCCCGCACTGCTGAGATTCCGAGCGGACTACGGATCGTTCGCTTGAGT